ATCGTAGAGACACTCCTACCAAAAGCTAAAGCTGCTCTAATGATGGAAGAAGATGAAAATTTACCTGATTGGAGTGAGCTTGATGAAGCATTCTTTGCTGATGAGGTAATGCCAGAGGATGCTGAAACAGTTATTACATATTTCACAGAGTATGATGATGCTGTAGATGCCCTAGCAACAGATGAATTTGCTGCAGGTGGAAAGATTCTATCTACTATGCAAGATGGAGTTAAGAAATACTTCGTTAAAGCATACGATGCGAATATGGTGGAATCACAAAAAACTTTTAATATCTACGATGCTAATAACGCTGACGTTCTTGACAATAAACCACATTTCAATATTGGTACTGACAAACAAGCCAAAGATGTTAGAGCTGAAAACTCTGAGGAACTTACTCAACAACGCCTACAAAAGATGAAAGATACAGCAAAGTCTTTTGATGCTCAAGCTAAAGCAGAAGATGCTTACTATGATGCAGTACAACATGTTGCTGACATGCTATTAGGGTTCGAGATTGATGGTGTTAATAGGTATAACTATAAATCAATAGCTAACGATATAGTTACTGCGTGTGAAGAGAAAGGTATGACCCCTGAAGAAGTTATAGCTCTTGATGACGAAGCCGTTCAAATGGGGGAAGATATGGGACTATTTAGTGTAGAGGAATCAGTAAGTAAAAAACGTAAAGCTGCTATCCAAAGCGTAATAACCGAAGCCTTTTCGGATGATAGATATTCTATGAAAGTTCCTGTTGAACTTAACACCAGAGCTGCTGTTGATATTCACAGTGCTGATAATGTTTACCTTGAGTACTCACTTGATGTTGAATCTCGTAGCTGGGGTATCAAAAACATTGACTTCTCGATGTTAACAGAAAGTGTTGAGATTGAGTATGAAACAACTGATGGTGATGAACAAGATGTAACACTATTAATGTACTACATTGCTGAAGTTGATTAAAGAAAGACTTAAATGAGTTCTAATATATATAGCGATATCTATGCAGAAGTCTCAGAAGATGCAAGAGTAGCTGGCAACCCGCTATACCAAACGGAAGTAGTTCAAAGTATCTTACATGGTGCTTATGATGGGATAGAAAACGTAGACAACGATATGCTATCTGCTGAGAATTTATATGTGCATGGGAGGTCTGGACAAGATAGGTTATCCGAATCAGGCATGGTTTTAGTAACACAAGATATGGAGACTGCTATACAATACTCAGATTACGATGTGGGTCGCATAGGAGCTATTTACTTGTTCCAAAAACCTAATGAGTACAAAGTATTGGATTTATCAGATATGTATTCAACCCAAATGCAGGAGGTAGTTGATTTAGCTGTAAAAGAACACATGTTCGTGGAATATCTTGAAATATTTGGGGAAGCTGGACAACCACAAGACCCTGATACTATTCCTGAGAATGAGTTAAATGAGTTGATTGCAGACAAAACTAGGATGGCTTTTAGTCCTCCAGATATTGTTGACTCCGCAGCTGGGTATGATAATCCCGATTTTTTCAGTTGGTTCTATGATAACTTTGGAAATATCTATGACTTTGTTACGACACCAGATGGAGGAGTTATACTAAATCCTGAAAATGAAGAAAGACTTAAATGAGTTCTAATATATATAGCGATATCTATGCAGAAGTCTCAGAAGGTAAGCTCTCTAAACTAACTAGGGCTGCTGCTCTAGGGGCAGGTATGGCTGCTGCTGCGGGTGGGTTAGGGGTTGCAAACAAAGTGATGAGTGATAATGCTCCATCACAAGCATATGAGGCTCCTGCAGAGACTGAGGATAGCCAAACTGAACCTGCTGAGGTTAAGAAGGAAAATAAACCTATTAAGCATCGTATGAGAAAGTTTAGTGCCTTCGTACAAGGTGAACTAGATTATGTTGCTCCTCACATCAAAGCTAACCACCCTGAAGCTTTAGTTTATGCTGTCCTATATAAAGAGAGCTCACTGGGTACAAATATTAAACCTCGTTATGAGGAAGGCTTCCGAAAAGTCTACGGGAAGACCTACCGTAAGTGGGGTTTTGAAAAAGAATATATTAAGCGGTATGGTAATCAGTACAAAAATAAGGAAGCTGCTTTAATCGACTTCTATTCGTCACATGGTCCATACCAGATGATGCTTCCTGTCGCGTGGGAAATGGGCTATAAAGTTTCAGGTAAGGATTTTGACAATCCTGATATCTATAGAAAAATATTTATAGCTAAGGCAAATAAAGACCTTCTAAGAAGTGATTCAGTTGCTGAGTTTGGGAGACGCTATAATGGAGGTACTTCTTATGGCAAGTCATTATCCAAGCTGTATACAAAGGTGCTAGCTACTTCAAGTAATTTGGCAGAAGCTGAAGAAACGATTCCTAAATACTCTAAAAAACATTATGCTAATACTGTAAATGAGAGAGATGACTCTAATGAATTTCGTAAATGGTTTGGTGATAGTAAAGTTGTAGATGCTGATGGGCAACCCGCAGTCTGTTATCATGGGACACTAGCTGAGTTCTCTGAGTTCTCTCGTAAAAAAGCTTCTACTAATTCTTATGCTGGAAGCGGTTTCTATTTTTCTAATAAACCTTCTGATATTGAAAAAAATTATTTTGGTGGTGGGGACTTTACAAGTAAATTAGATAATGCCGTTGAAGAATTTACTAATCTATTTACTCAAGTGGAAGAGGAAAATGAGTTAGATGATGATGGTCAATTTATTGATATTGAGCAAGCACAGTCTGACTGCGAGAATATGTGGGTTGAAGATTATCTAGTTAGTGATGAGGTAAACGACCAATTCGATATTGATATGGAGTTTGTTAGTAACCTATTTAAAGCTTACTCCAGTGCAGGTGCGTCGAAGCGGATGCTTCAAGACACCTTAAGGAATCGCATTGCAAAGCACGCAGGTGCTATTATGCCATGCTACCTTAAAATAGAAAATCCTTTATATTTAGGGCTCTACCAACACAGAACAGAAGTTCCTATCTTCGAGCTGCCTGATTATGAAGAAATGTATAAAGAAGCTCAGGAAGAGCTAGGAGTAGCTGCGGATAAAGATGAGTTAGAAGACCGTGCTAGAGAACTGCAACAAGAGGGTGCAGATTACCATGAGAATTACTACAACCTAGAATCTGCTTATACAGCTACAGAAGAGATTGCAAGTGATTCCTTCGACAGACTTTGGGACTATTTAGTAGAGGATGTAGACTATGAGGATGGAACTGTTGATTTCGATATGGTGGTTAAACACTTTAGCTCTAGCATCATAGAGCCTTTTGTCTCAGCTTCCGAGTATGATGGTGTTATTATGAATGCTGCTAAAGCTTTTCGACACATGGAGTTAGACCCAGATACTATTCACTTTATTACGTATAATCCAACTAATATTAAATCTGTTTTTAACAAAGGGACTTTTGATAGCAGTAGTTCAAACATACTAGAAGCAGATAACTTTGGATATAATCCTAAGAATCCTATGGCTACTGAAGAGTTCAAAGAATGGTTCGGTAATAGTGTTGGGATAAAATCCAATAAAACTCCTGCGGTCTTCTACCATGGGACAGGTGCCGACCACCATGAATTTAGTATGGCTATTAATTTTGTGTCAACAAGTGCTGATTTTGCAGAAACGTTTGCTTGGGGTAAAAACAAGAATATTATGCCCGTGTACGTTAGTGTGCAAAACCCATGCGACACAAAAGAGCTTCTTGCTTTACTGCCTACATTATCTGTTGAAGACCTATTTGACGGTTATTATAGGTACCACATTAAAGATTTGCTGTGGTCTCTCCCTACCGTCATCGACCCTACATGGTTCGAGGATACCTATGGGGAGGATGCTAGTTGGGAGCAAATGGGTGATGAAGCTGGTTTAGCTTACGCAAAAGCTTATGGCGAATCATTCAAACGTGACCTAATACAAAGCTTAACAGACGATGTTCTGAACTCAGAATATGGTTGGGCAGTTATGGAAGCTCCTGCCATATTACAAGCCATTAAAGATGCTGGTTATGATGCTATCAAAACTCGTGAGGGTGGTGCTGTTAATTATGGTATCTTTGATGGGAAGAAAATCAAATCAGTATTCAATAAGGGTACATTTGATGCTAATAATCCTAATATCATGGAAGCTAGAGTCGACCCTTTAAAGAATCCTAATTTCCTTGAATGGTTCGATGATGGTGATATGGTAGATATGGATGGCAACCCTCAAGTATTCTATCATGGCACTTACGCAAGTGGGGGTATTAACTTTAGTAATGAGATAAATTTTATTACTAATTCTGCGGAAGTGGCTGAGTATTATTCAGACTCCTTAGGACATGGTGGAGACCGTATTTTACCTGTTTACACAAATCTAAAAATGAGTGAAGTTTGTGATATTGAACAAGCTTTAACACTAGCTAATAACAGCTCTCGTAAAGTACAGGAGGATTTGTTAGAGGACTTTTTCGAAGAGTACTTATACTCTGGAGAAACTTTATCCAGTGCAAGGGTATTTCAAAAAGTAAATCAACTTCTATCTTCTGAATATCAAACGGACTCGGTGGAAAACTTTATAAAACAAGAATGGTTTCGTAAATTTCTATTAGTAAAAGAAGTTATCACCAGAGATAAGCTAGCAACTTTAACACCTACCATCTTGTATTCATTAGATATTGATTATGAGGACCTAGTTTTTTATTGCTTAGACAAGAGTTTAATAAGTTTCGAAAATTGCCTTCCAGCAATGCGGAAATTCTACGACGACGAAGAAGCTTATAGATTCCTAGAACATTGGGCTATTCTTAATATCATCAAAGATGCTGGTTATGCCGCCATAGAAACACTAGAACATGGTGCTACTAATTATGGTATATTTAGTAATGCAAGGATTAAATCGGTTCTAAACAAAGGGACATTTGATGCTAGCAACCCTAATATCAGGGAGAACAAATAATGTCACAAATGATACCACAACGTACAGTTAATGCGTTTAGAATACAAAATGATATTAGTATTAAGCTATATGGTATTGATTGTACGATATTCATACCAACAACTGAAAGCTTAGATACCGCAGAAGAATTAGATATTTATGCTACTCCTTCCAGCTACGCAACTGTTGCATATAATGCACGGGTTCATATTGAGTGGAGCCCTAATATGTATAAACTACGCAAGTATGGTAAGTTTGCTGAAGATAGCCTACCTATCATAGCTCATTTCCCCGTCAAAGCTACTTTAGTATCAACTGGTGTTGAAGTAGAGGTTGACATCCCCCGTCACGCTTACATACAGGTTAACAATCAGTATGTACCAGAGAACTACGAAGGTACTGATGAATTTGAGGTAGTTGATATCATGTTTGGTAAAACGCATGACTCAATTCTATCCAAAGTTTGGAAATTAGCCCCACGTCGAGTCTAAATAGTTACCACTTGTCGATATTAACTATAGATGAATTATATTTAATTATGATTGGAACTATAGTGAATATCACTGAAGTAGAACGCCAAGACAATGAGGATGAAAAAAAGTTGGTAGAGGTTGTTCAAACACCTACTAATCTTACCGAAGTTGTGCGTACACAGACTACCGCAGTTAGATTGGATGGCTAATTGAGTATCTCAGGCTTACAAATTATTGATAAAGCTCTTAGAACTGCATTTGCGAGCTGTCTTAAACTATCCTCCTCAAACAGCACAGCGGGAATATACCGAGAAGATAGGTGCTAATGAGAAGTATAGCTTTATCAATTATTGGAGAACTTCAACACAACTTGATATGAATAGGATAAGGTACCCTTTAGGTGCAAAAGGTTTAGATATTGCGTGGGTTTGGGAAGAGTCAGCTGGTGGTGATGGAGAGACCTATATTGTAGTAGTAAAACTAGGAGTTATCTCAGACGACTCAATCATAGATGAGAAATTTAATAAGAATCAAATATTTAAAGTTCGTATGGGTGTAACCATAGAAAGTTGGGCTTTTAAAGCTTATCCAAATAATACTACTTCCACAGCCGTAGGTGGTGGTGGAAACGTTGGTGGAGCTGGAATTGACACACGTGTTAAAAAGATAATGTACACAGTTTGGGATGGTCATACATTAACACCTACAGACTATGTAGAATTATTTCCTATAGATGATAATGTTGACTATGACCTTAATCTTGTTGACATAGTAGAATTAACAGACGAAAACGTAACATTACAATAATTTGGAGTAATTAAAGATGGCTTTTTACCTATCTGCTGGTGTTTACACAAAAGAGACGGATTTATCCAATCTCGTAGCCGCCATATCTACAACTTCGGCAGCAATTGTCGGTCGGGCTGAGAAAGGGAGTTCTGATGTAAAATTAATTACATCACCTAATGCTTTTTTAGCAGAATATGGAACACCCACAATCAATAGCAATTTTCACTATGCCGCGTTGGCTTATCTGAGTCAGGGTAATACCTTGTATACTAAACGTGTGATTGGGGAAACAGCTTCCTCTGAATGGTGCACAGTTGCTGATGTTACTGGAACAGGTCCAACAACAATAACAATGGATAGTGACCTAGTTGGTACCTACACAACTGATGGCGTTATTTGGAACATGACACAGAACAAATACTTCTTCATTGCTGCTACGGGAACAGACACAGTACAAGTAACTGCTGATGTTTCTGGTGACTTCGATGTAGATGATGTTATATATCTATTAGAATCCGATGAGCTTGACTTATGGGGTGGCTTGGTTTATAAATCAACTGGTGCAGGTGTGCAGTTTGCTTATGGTTCCGCTCAAACATCTGAGCCTATTAATATTGGTGGGGACAGCCTGTTCACAGTATTCGCTAGAAACGCTGGTACCGCACCAAATACTTATAAGACATTGATTGAAAATGTTGACCAAGGTAATGAGATAGCTAACCAAGTAGTTGATAGCGTAACAACAGCTACCAGAAGTATTGTCCTTGATACGGGGGATGAGAATATTTCAGCAGGTGATAAAGTATATGATATTACTCAGGATACTATCTACACAGTTGAATCATACACACACAGTACTACAACCATAGTAACTCGCGAAAATCTTGCTATTGTTACCGCTCCAGTTGCTTCGGATGAGCTTCAGATTATTACTGGAGGCGTTACATTTGATATTGTTATTAAAGATATGTATGATGCTCAACTAGAACGTTGGACAGTTAGTAGGTCACATGTTGTTGATGGCATGAACAAACAACTCTACCTAGAGACAGTAATTAATGGTTACAGTGCTTACATCACCGTTCAAAACAACCTAGATATTACTGAGTTCATTAGTCCAACAGCCGTAGATACAGCTGTCAATCTTGCAGAAGGTAAAAACTCAAGTATCACTGATTGGGATTCTGCTATTGCTGCTCAGTGGGGTTCAACAAGCGACTTATACGACCCTGAGAAGACCGACTTCCGCCTCGCTATTGAAGCTGGTGCAGGTGTTCTAACACAAAAGGCTATGGTTGCTTGTGCTGAGGCACGTAAGGATTGTTTTGCTATTCTTGATATGCCTGAGTCTGCTATCACAAATGAGCAAATGCTAACCCATAGAAACACAACATTAAATGTAAGTTCTAGTTACGCTGGACTCTATGCTGGTTGGTTAAAGCAAAATGATAGTTGGAACAACACACTTGTGAATCAACCACCATCGGGCTTTGTTGCTGCTCAAGCCGCTTACACAGGACAGAACAATGAGATTTGGCTTGGTTTTGCTGGAGAAGTTAAAGGTAGGATTAATGCTCTTGGTGTAACACGTAAGTTTAATCAAGGGGATAGAGATATTCTTTATGCTAATCAAATTAACCCTATCCAACAGTTCACGGGTGCAGGAATTCAGATTTTTGGTCAGAAGACGTTACAAAAGAAATCTTCTCGTTTAAGCTCGATCAATGTAAGAATGCTACTAATTGTTATCGAAAAATCACTTAGTGCTTATCTTAGAGGCTTCCTATTTGAACCTCATACAGAGTTGACTAGGTTCCTAGTTAAAGCTGGTGCAGATGAATTTATGGATGACTTACGTGCTCGGGATGCTTTCCAACTAACATCTAAGGACCCTATTGGTTATCAGATTGTTTGTGATGAGCAAAACAATACACCAGCAATTGTTGATAGAAATGAATTACATGTTGATGTTCTTGTTAAACCTATTTCTATCATTGAGTATATCCAGCTACAAGCAGTCGTAACTAAGACTGGTGTCAGCTTCGAGGAACTAATTTCTCGCGGTGTTTTAATATAATAACTTTTTTAAGTGAGTAAATACAATGGCTTATGATATTGATTCGTTAAAAGCAAATCTCGACCCCGCAAGAGCCTATAGGTGGGAGCTGGTAGTACCATCTCCTCCTTCAGGTGTTGCTGGTGATATTTTAAGTGTTCGTTGTCAATCTACGTCCAAACTCGGGCGTAGCTTTGGTAGCATTAATATCCCGTTTAAACAAACAGCTGGTCTTAAAGTTGCAGGTCGTGCAAAATACTCGCAGGCTTGGTCAATGACATTCGTTGAGGGCGAAGATGGAAAAGTAGCAAGTTCCATTAATGCTTGGATGAACCTCATTGTAAATGACAAGACAGGTTTGGGAATGGGAGATAATCTAGTAAAACGTAATATGTATTTAAGACTACTAGATAGCAATGAGCAAGTAACCCAAAAATTTAAAGTGATTGGATGCTATCCTGAAAGTATTTCTGATGTTGCTCTAGCATATAGTAGTGATAATGCTATGCAATACAGTGTAACCTTTGCCTTTGATAAGTGGGAAGAGGATTAATGGGTTTCTTGATGGATAATATCTTTGGCTTCCCAAAAGTCACAGACACACAAAAACCTTACAACTTTGAGGTACTTATGCCCTTCTCTTACGGGGGCATATTTGGCATCTTAGTTAGTAGGTACTGTCAGTCTGTGACGTTTGGGGAGTATAGCTTAAAAGACCTACACCGTCTTCAATATGGTGCGGAGAAGCGTAGCTATGCTAAAGATATGGACATTACAAGTATTACAATGACGTTCATTGTCCCTAATCCTGACATAGTAGCAAGATTTTTTCACAAGTGGCGAGAAGTAATAGTAGATAATGATGGATTACACGGTAAAAAGGTTGATTATGCTAGGCAAATTCATATAGCCTTGCAGCATAACTCAGGTATACCTTCTAACATTTTAAAATGTTATGGGGTGTTCCCTATTAAAATGCCTAAGTATGCTATGTCATATGGCAAAGATGGGGTACTGCAGTATCAAATAGAATTTTCCGTAGATAAAGTCGAGACGAAATGGTTTTAGAAAGAAACGAGAGAAATTATGAATTACAGAAATATCGAATTGCCTTCAAAGTGTGCTGTTTATAACATAACTCCAGACCAGTTTCAAATACGTACCTTAACGGGTGCTGATGAAATGGCTCTATCCGAACTCACATCACGTAATTTTGAAACAAAGTTATGTACTGTTATGGATAGATTTATTGATGGAATCTCATCAAAAGATTTAACGGTGGGAGATAGACTTTACTTGCTAATTTGGCAAAAAATCCAATCCTACGGTTCAGATTATAGAGTTAATGATTTCATCTGTGGTGGGTGTGCTATGAATAAAAGTCATACCTTTGACCTTGCTTTAATGGAAACAAAAGAACTAGGTAAGTTTGACGATACAGTTACGCTATCGGATGGCACTAAAGTTACTTTACGCCCTATGCTAGTTCGCGATGAGTTATTAGTTAGCAAGTATGAGAGTAATGGTAACTCTAGTTGGCTCTACAGATTAGCTTTAACCATAGTTGATGCAGAGAAAGATATAATGGAACTTGTTTCATGGTTAGGTGAGTTACCTGCTGTAGACATAAAAGAAATTAGGAACTGGCACAAATCCGTAGAGCATGGAACTATCATGGAACTTGAGTATGAATGCCCAACATGTGGTTGGAGGGGACAGGTAGCTATACCCTTTCGCCCTGACTTGCTTATCTCAGAATAGTCCTCCACTACAAGTAATACTAGAACGTAACTTTAACTTGATGTATTATATTAGTGGATTAACTTATAGTGATATTTCTGCAATGGATGTAAATGAAATAGAATATTACATGAGTTTATTGGTTAAGCAAAAAAAGAAAGAAGATACGCAGCATGAGCGATTACCTTAAAATCAAACAAGTAGAACTTGCAGCAGACATAAAAATGTATAGAGAAGTACAGGCTTCAATGTCTGACAATATCTCTATGCAGCAGCTATCTAAAGAAGGTCTAGAAGCTACGCAGGGTCTTATGTTAATTATAGGTCAAGCTATTCAAGGTGCTAATAACTCGGAACAAGTAAACAAGTGGTCTGAGCGTGCTATGAAGGCTCGTGCTGAGATGTCTAAGTCCCTTCTCAATTATTCCGACAGTGTAGAATCTGTCTCACAAAACTCCGAATCTCCTACAGACCCTGAAGCCCCTACGTGGGCTGAAGCGGTTGGTAGTAGGCTACAACAGATGGAACATTTAGCCGAGACTTCAACAAAGCAAGTCGCTAGATTAGGTCAAGGTCTTTTTAAGGGAACTGCCGTTGGTCTTACGCATCTAGCCCCACTTCTATTAGGTCCTATGGGTGGAATGCTCAATAGGAATATGTGGGGAGGTAAACGAAACTATCGAGGTGTAGATAATCCTACAACAGCTGGCTATAGCAACTACAATGGTCTCTTTGGGGATTGGAAGGGTTTCGCACTAGGAAAAGGTGAGAAGAGAAGAGAAATGGAGACTCGGCAGAGGTTAGGCTTATCCTCTGGTTCAACTGGTGGTGAGGTTGGTGTATACGCTAGACAAGCAAGACAGGCTGGCACAAGCTCCTCTATCTCTAAAGGTTTGTTCCACTTCTTTAATGGACCTGCTTATAATGCTGGGTACACGAAAGATATGTTAGAGAATGCTGGTGGTAAGAAAAGCTCAGGTTGGGGTTTCCTTAAAATGTTAGGTGCTGGTATAGCTCTCGCGGCTGGTGGTGCTTGGATTTGGAAGGAATATGGTGATAAGATAATTGAATTTAGTAAGCCTATTATAGATGGCATTAATAGGTTTAGGTGCTTTGATACTAGGTGGTTTGAAACTAGCATTCTCCCCCATGTTGCTAGGTAAGATAATCTTTGGTGCTATTTCTGCGGCATTTAAGTTACCTATGCTGGCGGTAGGTGCACTAAAAGGCATTTTTGCTCCTATTGGTGTAGCAGTAGCTGCTGTTATTGGTGCTGCTGTAGTGGGGTATATCGGTTATAAACTCTATGATAGCATTAAAACTGAAATTCAAAATGCTAAAGAACTAAAAGATATGGATGCTCGTGCTGAAGAGATGGAGCGTGAGATAGGCATGGATAATCTCCGACATACTTGGAAACTTAGTAACCAAACTAACATAGGTGTTATTGATTATGAGAATCTGATTGACCCTTTATCTGGGATGGATTTACCATCTACTGGAACTCTCCCAACAACAAGTGATGCAAACGTTCTTGATGCTATTAGGAGTAGTCGTGGTGCTAACATAGACAATAATAATTGGGGATTGCCACCAACACAATCAAATAAGCAACCCGTTGTTAATATCTCTCCTGAAGGCATAGAAGCCCTTGTAAGTGGTGTTAGTGCTGCTATGGATGCTAAGGGAGGTGCTGGCAATATAATAGCACCACCAATTAATGAGAGTGCTTCCAAAAGTACCTTAAATATAACTGCAACTAATCCT